GCCAGGTGGCCTCTTCACACTACTCAGTTGTAGGTGATGAAAAATCTTGGGTCAGTCTCGTGTAATACGCCTAGCGTGACGAGCTGTGATCGACAATTGGTCGATCGCCAAGACAAGGAAGAGCCTTTCCAGATACTTTCTGAGTTGGCTTCGGTTTTGGGTAAGCATTACGACATGCCTCTGCCCGTCCCGAAGTGGAACTCAGATCTGGATTCGGATCTTATCATTAAGGAAGGTAAGGAGTTTTCCGTGGGACTCCTCGAAACCCGGCATAACCACGATTGGTCTGAGAGAATCCGACGGCTGTCTAAACGAGACAGACTGACCGTCGGTGGATCTTTGTTTCTCTGGCGAAAGACGTTACCGTCGAAAGCTTCATCGATAGCTGATCACAAAAAGCGAGTGACCGCCCCTGAGATTACCGTTCCGTCCGGATACGTTGTACACGTGATCCGCTTGGCGAACGAGTTATTTCCTAAGGGGTGGGATCACAAGTATATGTCGATCGTCGATTCCGCTACTCCGACTGTAAAATCTGTAATTGAAAAAGGGCGTGGCAAAGGTGGGTTCCGTTCTACTGGACCTGATCGAGAGGAGTATGCTCTTTCCTGTATGGGAGAGAGAGAACTCCTCGTCAGTGAGAACGCGAATAAGGTCCGATATCTTGATGCACAGTGCGACGGGAAGTCCCGCGCTGTTACCGTCATGTCATCGGACGCTCAATTTTTGAAACCTTTGCACAAACTTTTATATGACCAGATTTCCAAGTACCCCTGGCTTCTAAGGGGGAAAGCCAAACCCTCGTCGTTTAAATCTTTCCGAAAGGAGGTGGGAAAGATCTTCGTCTCCGGTGATTACGAATCTGCCTCTGATCACTTACCTGTGACCATAGCTGAATGGATATTACGAGTTGCGTTCAAGAATGCAACCCATGTACCTCTGTCCGTCCAGAAGGCTGCACTTAGTTATCTTCGGGTAACTATAGTGTATCCTGATGGCGAGGAGGTGCGTGCAACACGTCAGCTTATGGGTTCCTTACTCTGTTTTCCTCTTCTTTGTATACAGAATTACATGGCGTTCCGTTGGGTCTTTTCAGGTCAAGTGCCTGTTAAGATCAACGGTGATGACATTGTTTTTCAGTGTACGAAGAATGAATACGAGATTTGGAGCAGGTTTGTGGGAAGAGTCGGGCTTCGCTTATCACCAGGTAAGACGTTGATCGATCCGAGCACCTTCTCCCTTAATTCAACATTTTTTTGCGCGAGTAAGAATGGCGTACGACTGGTACCAGTTATACGTTGCACTTCGCTACTCCGTGGGAAATGTCCGTACCCCAATGCTCTTCCAGGGACCCTGAGGGGTTTTCTGGAGGGCTTTAGGGGTGACTTTCGTGATGAATTGGGAGCTTGGTTCCTCCGGAAGAAGAAGAGAATGATAAGGAACAGTGGAAGGAGCGTGAGTCGGGGGTTGTTGATGGATGTCACGGCAGCTATGTTAAAAAAATCTGACCTATGGCACCGCGAGGTGTGGTATCTCAATTCTGTTCCCATGGGACTCCGTAGAGGAGCGATGGTTGAAGGAGTTGAGTTACCTAGACCTCCGGATCGATTGCTAGGTCAGGTGAAGCTACCGGACAACTGGAGACGGGTCGAATTGAGCCAACGTCCTCGAGAGCGCGCCGAGCAGCGGCTCAAAGAGAGGGAATTTTGGGAGTTGGTTGTTGACCAGACTTGGGGTAGCGAGTATCGTCCTAGAGAGGCTGAGACTGCCTATTGGGAGGCGCTTTCAGTGGGCTCGTTTGAACACCAGTTTTACCACTGGCGGACAATGAGTACAAGGAAGGCGTTTCTTAAGTGGGTAGTCAAGATGTCCTCCGGTACGGGGCTACGGAGTCGGTTACCGTCAAGGCCTTTGTGGCGCCATCTAACTTCCGTTAATTTCAATAGGAAACAGACCGTCTGGGTGTTGGATGAAAAGGAAAAAAACGTTGTACCTACTAGAGAAGAGATTATCGACCGCTTTAAAGCGGATGTCTTAAAGAAAATAGATCTAGTAAGGGCATTTGAAAAGCCGTACTTTCCGAAGTGGTCGGAATGGTCGATCGACCGGGAGTTGATTGCAGACTCTTACGTTCAGTAGTCTTGCACGCCCTCGGTGCTGTGATGAAGCACGGGTTTTCCAAATGAACTCGTAGGTCAGTAAGGAAGCTAGGAAATGCCGAGTAATCGGATGTTTGCGCCGCTCCTGAACTGGACCATCTTCGGTGATGTGGTCCCTCGTCTGTAATCTTGTTACGACAAGTTTGCTGCAGGATGTCAGACTCGCTATGCGTTGCACCGCAACGCTATACAAAAGAAACGTGAATAGTTGAATCTGGTCCTCGCAGATGTGTGGATTGTTTATTAGGGCTAAATAAATGTGTGTAGCGCTGAGTAGTCCGCGCTCGTATCCTACGTGGCAATGCCGGGGAGGTCCTCTCCATAGAAAGGATGACCCGACCCGTTGGGCAGAAGCCTTTGTGACGATGGGAGTTATTCCCCATTGGCATCGGTGCTGTCCATGCTGCAACCATGTGTTAAGGGCGACAGCTCGGGATACGTAAGAGAGATGAAGGCGAACACATTTATTTAGTTCGAAGTAGATAAGAAATACACCTGGGGCGGTGAAGTGGACGAAGCTGATGATGGGAAAGGAAAAATTACTGGGTTGCGGGGGATTGGATCTTCCACCCCTGTGGAACAGCAACTGGTTCGGAAGAGCCAGGACCGTCAAATGCGACATATGAGAAGTAGTTTTCGGACTACGGCCTG